CCCTCCCATGCCATTGCTCTTAGGGTAGCTGGAGCTGGGTGACTTGATTTAAGTGTAATATCTACGTTTTTATTCTTTTCGTAGACAGGTATAGTTTTAATGTAATCTTCTAAATAAGGTACTCTTGATGCACTGTAAGAGTCCATGGTTGTTGACTCATATACTTCTGTGTAATCATCTTTTCCGACACGTTCAAGAGTTGTCTCATACATACCTACTTTACCGAAGTGTAGTTTAATTCTATGTAAAATAAGCGATGAATTAACATCAGCAAAAGATTTTTCTCCTGAGATTTTTTTAGGGTAAATTGTAGGAAACTTAACTAGGTACTCATAGAGGTATCCTATACGTACTGTTGTGTTTTGCCAATCTCCCGGTACAGTAAAGCTTGTGCCTGATACTGTACATTCAGCATATCTACCTTGCCCATCAGTGGGGGCTGGTGTACCACCTTCATCAATAATAACTAACTTATAATTAGGTGTGGTAACATTAGGTAGCCAACTAACATTACTAAATGTAGTTAGATTAGTTGTATCATTATATCCTCCACCACTAACTGTAGTGTGGTTATCTAAATGTATTTGAAAGATTAGATCTTCTTCTCTAGTAATGGTAGGATCATCGTCTGCTTGTACAAGCTTTATACTTTGTAAGAAGTTATCTGTATCTACAAAGAAATACTCGTCATTTATAATAAAATGATACAGTAATGGATTGTTTAATTTCCATTTAAACCATGCTTGTTGTTGTCTTTTATCACCTATAGCTAGATATTTATAACCAAATACTGTGTCAGAGTTAGTTTTACCTATTAATATAATAGAGTTTTCTCGTGAATTAGTAAATAAATCTAGATCTTTTGGTAGTAATGTAGGTACTAGCTTGCTAATTTCTACAACATCAGGCTCTCCTTCTCTAGATGTGTTAGCCATTTCGTTTAATCGACTAAATTTACCAGAGTTATCGAGGTAAGATATAGTAGTCCCTAGTGATATAGGAGGTATATCTTTATTATAATTAAATGTAGACACACTACGTAACTTAGCTGTGTCCGGATTCAGCACAGTATCGTCTGTAGATAATAAAAACTGTTGGTTTGTACTAAATACTAACAACCCAGCATTGATTTCTATACCATCAAATATATCAGATGGAAACATAGATGCAGCAGATATGTCTATAGGGTCACTAGCTGATACGGTTAGAGCTGATTCTACAAAGAAATCAGGCGTACCTAACGTGCCCGGTCTAGATAGTATGACGTTTTCTCCTGATAATATAGCTAATCTGTTACGGAAAAACAGTACTTTATTAATACGTGAACCTACAAATGTAGGCATAGGGTTAGTATTATTATCTCCTACTCGACGTGTTTGATATGTAAAAGGTCTAACAGTAAATGTAGTTACAGCTGTACGCTGTATTACCAACGGCATGTTAGTTAGTGTATTTGTAATACCCGGAATTGGGCACTCACTCCACGACCCAGCACCATCTAAACCATTTTCTCCAGTAAATCTAAGGTAGTAATCATCCTCATCTGACATTCTTGCGTTAGATACTTTAACGACGTATCCATGTCTACACATGTTAGGTAGTCTTGTAACATCGTTTACTGATTTTTGGAAGACTCTCATAAGATCTTCTTCAGCTACTTCTACACTAAATGGTGAGCTACTAGATAGATATATACCCGGTCCTATAACCTTAGCATCTATACCAGATGGTAACTGAGCAACCATACCAGCTAAAATAGTATCAGCAGTAACAGCTGTATCAGCATCAAATGGGGTAGGAGTGGGTCGTACTAAACCATCACCATTATTAGTAAGTGTAGCTTTAACTTGTGTAGTTTCTATCTCTGTAACAGTAATGTCTAGATAGGCTTGACTTCCTCCACTGCCAGTCACGCTAGCTGCTTCATCGGCAGCCGCTGGTATCACTCTTACGACATCTCCTACATCCCAACCTTCTCCACCATGTAGTAAAACAACTTCTAGATTGTAGCTACATCTATAGTTATCTCCACCCGGTCCATTAGTATTAGCATTATAGTTAGGGCTAACACCTTGCTGACCTAGAGCGTTGCAGCGAAATACTAAGTTATCTTTACCTGATGTAAGTACAGTGCCACTACTATTCTTTACATCGAATATATTCTCTGATGTACCATAACTGCTTTTAGCTGTAACAGCAAAAACCTCAGTACCAATACCGGGGCAGTGACCTGTGCCATCTGATTCATCATAGTTATTACCTGTAATTTTAACTTTAGTTGCACGTTTAATTGATGTTAAGTTATTTGTAGATGTATCATCAAATATATTTAGTCCGTATTGTCTTCCGTTTTCTGTTCGTAGAAGCTCGATCATAGCACAATGAGCTTCTGGTCTGTCAGGTGTTGTACCTGTCTCTCCTACTAAAGTATTAGAATTAGTAGTATCACGACTAGAAACAAAGGTAGTGTCGTTGATAGTAAGGAACTGTAGATTCTCTGGTTCACTTGTTGCTAAATAATTTTGTACTGTTGTCTGATGATCTGTACCATCGTGTGTGTAGCTGGTAGTCATTAGTTGCCCATCACTGCAACGCCAGACTCTGACTTGTCCATCAGCTGCTACTTGACCTACATAAGATCCTTCTGACTCATCACGGAAATAATGAAACCAAGAGCCACCACTCTGTACATTTGAAAGAGGTGCAGTACCTACTCTGGCTGCACCCGGTCTTTTATATAATCCAAGTGTAATATCAGGTATTGCATTGACAATATCCGTTAGCTGTCCTTGGAATTTTAAGTGGTCTGGTTGTTGTGAAATGCCCGAGACGAAGCTAGGGATAGTTTGTGTAATGCCTGCCATTATCTTCTAAGGTTTCTCCATGGTTGATAAGTAGTGTATGCTGTATCATCTTCAAATCCAAACATACTATGATTGCCTTGGTTGCACTCGTACTCCATAAGTGCAGCACGTGCTAGAGCTTCCTGTGAGCCTAGCAGTTGTACAAGTTGTGGATTAGCTACAAGCTGTGTAGCTGCCATACGTGAGGCTCTGTAAGTTATGTATCTTTTAAATACAGGAGGTAGATCTTCATAGTTATATAATCTAATTACATCTAACTCGATTGAGTCAGCCATGTCAGTAAAAACATCAGTATGCTCAATTTTATCATATAAGAATCCGCCACGTCTGACAAAGTTATAATGTCTTCTGCTCCAGTTATCCGGTAAATCTATCTTAACTATGTCATCTGATATAGCTATCTTGTTTGTAACAGAATCTTTGTTAAATGTTACATGACGTTCTCTGTTAAAATGCCAGCCTTCCGCCTGTGTATCAACATTTGCATCACGTAGTAGATTGTATATAAATTGTATTTCTGGGTTAGCGTTAGCTATAGCTCCAGTAGATGGATCTTTTAATTGTGTAATTGGTGCTTGTCCGATAGCTCCCAGTATTGAGTTAACTGCGGATAGTTCGGTATCGGTTTCAATAGTTGTGGTAGCCATAAGAAAAAAAGGGGAGCCGAAGCCCCCGTATAAAATATAAATTATGAGAAAGCAGAAGGCTTAGTTGCTGTACCAGCGAATAATTCGATAGCAGCAGCAGGGTTAAGTGCGTCAGCTCCCATTGCTAGGCGACCTAGGATTACGTCACCTTGGTAAACAACGGATATGTCTCCGCTTGTTACCTGTACTTGTGGTCCGATTGCTTCAACAACACCAGCAGCTTCCTTCTGGAAGATAAGTCCGCATGAGTTCTCGAAGTCAGATGTACCATTACCGTAAGAGTTAACAGTCTTAGTAGCTGATGTACCAGCTGTCTCGTCAACCATTTCAACTTCTGTGAAGCTTCCTGTGTTTCCGGGATCTGTTACTCCGGGGTTTGTTGAGGAACCTGTACCATACTTAGTACCGAATCTTCCAAAGAACGGAATGTTCATTGACTTGAAGATCTTGATTCCAGCAATTTCGATGATGCCATTACCAGCTTGTAATGCGTCACCTTGCTCGTCTCTGTTGATAAGACCGTTAGAACCAACAGCTTGTATTAGTTCGTAGTATTGTCTTGGGTTCAACACAGCAACTCTTCCGTCACCAGAAACTCCTTTCTCGTCAAATGCAGCAGCTGCATCGTAGAAAGCGTTTACTAGAGCTGAAGAGCTATAAGCGTCAGATGCGTTTGTAGATGTACCTACACGAATCTGTGTACCACCGGGCTCAACGAAGTTAGCCTTAGTGATTGGGCTAGCTTGTCTAGCTGCCTTTGTGATTGATCTGAAGATCTTTCTGTCGTACTTCTCAGCAAGAGCGTATCCGATCTTCTTGGATATTTCACCACGTAAGTCGTAGTGTGCTAGTGTCTCGTCTAGCTCATAGACAAATGCACTTGAGATTAATAGGTCGTCGCATGTAATTGTCTTTTCAGCTACTGGAGGTGCTCCATCGGAGTTACCTAGTATGCTGTTGCCGGGTGTATGATACTCGGCTGTTGTTCTACCGGTGAAAATGAACTGAAGACTCTTACCGTTTTTAAGAGTTCTCTTCATTACAAGATCTCTAGCGATTGTGTTTCGCTGGAAGCCCTTGAACATTTCCCCGCTGAACAACTTTAAATAGAGGGCTCTCTGGTCGCCTGCACTATTCGATTGACCCGGACGAGTTAGACTCGTGGTCAATGTGCTGTTCTGTTGTGCCATTGATATGGATTATTAAGGATTGATATTGCTTTGTACAAATTTTTCTCGAGATTGTTTGTGGTCTATCCCACCGTCTAGACGGCTCAAGGTATCTCCGTAGAGGCTTGTGCCAATGGCAGAGGAGTCCGACTCTGAGGTGCTCCCCTGCTTTTTATTACTTCACAAATTTTGTGTAAGCAATGCCACGATATACGTAAGTTACTTGCATTGTAATCTCCCATATACCCTAGCCCCGTTCCATGCTAGGTTGTCATGCGTCCCCGAAGGGATGAACGGACGTGGACTTACCCTACAGCTGGTGCTGTGAGGGCTACGTTTGTGGACTCAGCTGATGCTAAGTCTAGTGGAAAGTTGTGAGCATTACGCTCGTGCATTACTTCAAAGCCAAGGTTAGCTCTGTTTAATACATCAGCCCATGTTGGAA